ACAGAAAGCGACAAATAACCCATGATTACCTTCACCATCACCAACAAGAACCGCCCCAAAGCAACGGTCGTGATGCTCATCAGCTTGTACGGAAAGCAGTACAAGAAGAGTATCGGAGTCGGTGTGCCCGTGAAATACTGGAATGCGACCAAGAAGCGGGCGAAGGTGACGGCCGATTTTGACGGGAATCCGATAAACGACGAGATCGACCGGTGGGAGGAAATCGGCAAGAAAGCGGTCAGACATTTCACTGAACTGCGACATTCGCCCACTACCGAAGAATTTTCCTCACAAATAGCAAAATTGTCGGCAATCACGGAGGAAAGCACGGCTGATGATGAAACACACTATTTCTGCGATTATTTCGAATATCGATATATCCCGAGATATAAAGGAGTTCGCGGCATTGATACGCTTAAAATATACCATACGGTCCTTCATAAACTGCGGGAATTTGAGCTACACAAGAGGTACAGATATACGTTCGACAACATCAACATCGACTTTTATAACCAATTCCAGGAGTGGTTCTATTCGCAAGGGTTCTCGCGCAATTATTTCGGGAACGTCGTCAAGGTCATTAAACAGATTTACAAAGAGGCGAAAGTATATGATAAGTTGCATACCGGAAGCGGTACAGAACACCGTGATTTTATAGCCCCGAAGGACACCGCCGACGCCGTTTATCTCACTACCGACGAGCTGGAGAAAATCTATAATTTTCCCATCACGCCCGAAAGCGTACAGAACCCCGACAATCTGATTTCCGGGGATTGGATGGACAAGAAGATCGCCGCGCTGAAACGAGCTCGCGGACTGTTCCTGATCGGATGTTACACGGGCCTGCGAGTGTCTGATTTCTCCCGGTTAAGCGAAGCCCACGTAGGCAAATACATTACCATCAAAACCCAAAAGACCGGAACCCCGGTAATTATTCCGATCCATCCGGTAGTCCGCGATATTATCTCCGGCGGCTTCGACCTAACCGATACGATCAGCGATCAGAAACTCAACGGACAGATCAAAGAATTATGTCGCCTGGCAGGCATTACTGAAGAAGTGATGGTCAATAAAAACGTCGGCGGCCGAAACATCGAAATTGTTACACCTAAATATAAACTCGTATCTTCGCATACGGCCCGACGTTCATTCGCCACGAACGCCTATAAAGCGGGTGTCCCGACCATCGCCATTATGAAGATCACGGGACACACGAAGGAGAGTACGTTTTTGAAATATATCAAAGTTTCAGCCCAAGAAAACGCTGAAATGTTGAGCAATCATCCCTTTTTCAAAGAGGCGGTCAAAGAGGGAAACTCGAACAAATAATACAACATTTGATATAACAAAATAAATACCACCTTAATTATCAAGGTGGTATTGTTGAGCTGCCGGGAGTACTTTTATTTTACCATATTTAGAATATCGTTGATTAAAATGCGTGACACACCGATCAACGTCTAATTAATTCAACCAAATACATACTCTAATTACAGTTTTTTAATACAACAAATGCAACAAATCACTTTGAATCTTTTCACCCGATTTTTATTTAGTCAATAGCGACAGTTTTTCTTGATTACATTGACGCCATCAGCCGCGCGATCACCAAAGCGAACATCGGGGCAGTGCACTCGCTTGTTTCAAGCTGCGACATCCAGTATGTCATTTCTTCATTCAAAGTAATGCAAATGTTTTTTCTTACATCAGTTCGCCTTCGAAATACTCTCGGATAAAGTGCTTCCGATCCTTGTCGCATAGTTTTTCCACAGCTTTTCGATAGCATGATAGTGCCATTTTTTCGGACGGAATATCAGACGGCGAAGTGTGCCCCATATCTTCGGCGATACTCTTTGCGTGATCGCTGTATATCATTACAGCTGTAACCCATAAGGCATTTTCGTTGTAATACGGTTCTTTTTCGATGTCTCTGCCCAGTTTTTCCACGGTCTGCAGGAATGCGTCCTTGCTCCATTTAGCTCCGATGCTTCCATCTTGGTTTACGAGTTTTGTGGCGATCATCTTTGCCTCGGCATCTGACAAGTAGTTGTTCCAGCAGACAGCCTCCAGTTTCCCGAGCCATATTTCGGCAACAGTCGGCGACGATTCCGCTATCTTACCGAATGCCCACATCTGGGCTCCAATGAACACTTTTTCTGCATGTTCATCGTCCATTCTGGCCACCTTGTCATGCAGCCGTCCATAGCGTTCTTTTAATTCGATTGAAGTCATGTTTCAACAGTTTTTACACGCCGGAACGCGGGGAAGCGGTTTGTAGCTTCCAATCAGAACCGGAGCATTAGTTATTGTTATCGGCGTTTCCGTCGTTTTCGGGGTTCCGTTTTCGATTTGTTTGTTGTTCTTTGCCATAGTTTTGAATAGATATTGTTCAATTCCATATATACAAATCCCATCCAATTAGCCGCATAGGCAGCCAATAAAGATAGCCCTATCGCAAGGAGAATGTTACACCCGTAGCAAAGCAACACTCCCAATACGGTCCAAAACGATAGGCATTTCGGGCATCCCATGATCTGGTTGCCGATTTGTGCTACCTTTTCAGCCAGTCCGAGGTGTTGTGCTATGGTTGCACACACCATTGCGAATAGGGCTATCCACAGCATACCGCTACGCTGTTGGTGCTGCGGCCGTAGCCACCGTTACGGTGATCGGCGTCTCCGATACAAATGTCCGGCTACACGGCTGGCAGGCTGATGCCGCCACGGCGTTCATCGCGGCTCCCTGCTCGATGGTTACGGTGGGTGTCGATGCCGACTGAATGGGAATCGTGAAATCCTGCGAGAGAGGTTGCTGCTTGGTGCATCCGCAGCCGCCGTTACACGGAACATAGGAGATGATGCCCTCGACATGGATGGTGGCCACATATCGTCCTGTCCCAACCTGGGACAACGATTTGAGCGAGAACTGCGGATTGAACACCGGAATGTTGTCTGCGCACGTCGGAAAGCAAAGCCGCTGGGTGATGTTGACCTGGTAGAAGTACGGCGAGGTCACCGATCCGGCAGCCAGCACAGGCGTAATAACTGCCGCTTGAATTTTGTTACAACTCATGGATATGAATTTATTAGGTATTGTTCCCTACTGTCTTATTCTTGTCATCCGCGCCGGGAACGTTAGGCTCGGATGTTGGATAGAGGGCATCATATATCGCATTGATTTTTGCCTCCATGTTGTCCATACGGGCATGAATTGCGACTATGTTGTCATTGGTTACCTGCACGCCGAACAGTGTCTGCTCGAAGATGTTCCGCGGTTGACGCGTCTCCTGGGGATTCGTAGTCTCACTCATCGTTTCAGAAAGTTTTGCACGAAAAAATTGTTCTTGTATTTTACGAGCAGGTCTTTGAGTTTGGATGCCGTAACGAGTCCTCCATGCTGGTAGTTCTCGTTCACGAAATCATAGGCTGCCTGCTGCACTTCACGGGCTTCCTGCTCGGATTCAGCATATATGTATACTTCAATCTTATAGGGTTGCATGGCTTACAATTTCGGTAGAGGTGGAACATCTGCGACGGGAGCGGAAGCACTAACGGCGCTTATAGGCTCTCCGCTTTTCATCGCCCGGAAAAGGTTATAAGCTCCCACAAGTTTTTCCTGATTGGCATCGGCCCAACCGAAAAGGTCTCCAATCGTGGTTTTTGCCTGCTGAAGCATTGAAGGAGCCACCGGATCGAAGTCCGGAACATTCTGCATATCCTTCATATAGAAATCGTACATTCGTTCCATTGTAGCCACATCACCTTGATACATTTGCATAAGGGATCGTTTTAAGGCATCTTTGGAGGTTGTACGTATCATTTCCATATTATGGAATTCTTTTCTGTTGAACAACATATCGTCGCGGTTTTTAAGGGTAAGGGTGGGACGGTTTCCCATCCCACCCTGCAGGCGCTAATCCTGACACGTGTCGCACCCGCACGGCTTGGGAGCCGAGTAGCGGGCCACGCGGAGGAAATTGCAACCTCCGATAGCCGAATTCAGGCCATTGCTGTTGTTGTTGATTGCACTGGCAAGTGCCATCGCTTCAGCAGCGGCCAGGGCATTTGCTCCGGCGCCTGCCCCCGCGCCTGCTCCGGCACGGACGTCGACGTACTGGCTGATCGTAGGCGCGTGATTGTTCTGCCACGTTTCACGCGACAGACGATCCTGGAGCTGCGTCTGGGCGAGGATGTCGATGGACTTGGCATTGCCTGCAGCTGCATTTTCAGCAGCCTTGTAACGGGCTTTCGATGCCTGATTCGCACCCCAGATCCCGGCCAAAGCCAACAGCAGGGCACCGCCGCCCAAGCCTGCCGCCAGGCCGATACCCGTGGCGGCCATACCGCGGCCATGATGACGACCGTAATCGTCGCAATAGC